TTTGGTCGAGCTTGCCGGCAATGGCCGGGCCGGTGGTGATGAGGGCCGAAACGCCGTCATCGGTGGGCTGTTGCCGGCCGAGCCCGCCCTGCCGTTTTTTTAGTAAAATGTCGGGAAGTGCCATTTTTAAAGTGCTGGTGAATCGGTGGGGGGAAGGGTTTCGCTGCCATCGATAGAGGGCAGCTGAGCCGCGGCGGCCAGGCCGAGGAAAAAGAGGCCGGCACCTTTGAAGTAGGGCAGCCAGGGCTCCGGCACGTAGCCGCTGGCCAGCAGGCCGCCGATGCTGCCGGCGGTGGCCACCGCCCGGCCCTGCAGCCGTTTCCAAAAGGTGGGCTTTGGGCTGCTGAGGCGGCGGCCGATTTCGCGGAGCAGGGCCCCCTCTTTGCGGAGGGCCCTCAGCAGCGGGCTCATGGTGGCCAGCGCCCCCAGCACCAGGCCCAGCAGGGCCCAATGCCACCAGAGCAGCGGCCAGGTGTCGGGCTGCAGCTGTAGCTGCAGCAGCCCGGGCTGCGCGGGCCCGGTCGGGCAGGGGCAGGGCCCCAACACCCGGCAGCTGCTGGCCAGCAGGGCAAGGCAGGCCAGGCGGGTAAAGACTAGGATTCTCATGGTGCTGTAGGATTTTTGCGGCTGTCGATGTAGCCGTTTATTTTGGCTACTTCGACCTGCACCGCGGTTATGGCTGTTAGGATTCGCTGCCCATCGGTGCGCTGCAGGTCGAGCTGCGCCCGTATATCGGCCTCCGTTTTGGCTGAGCTGGTGGTGTGGCCCTCTTTCCAGGTTTCCAGGGCGGTGAGGCGGTGCTCCTGACTGATGCCGTAGCCAACGCCTACCCCTATCACTGCCCAGCTGAGCATTATCCCCCATTTGAGCCAATCGGCCACGTTTTTGGTGCCTGTTACCGTGGGCATGAGTTAGGCGCTGAGGTACAGGGCCGCTTCACGCTCCCGGCGGTGGGTGAGGCCGAGGGCTACCACTTTTTTACCGGTGGCCGGGTCGGTGATTTTGTTCCACATTGCGAAAGCGGCCGTTATCTGCGCCGCGGTGGCGGTGCCGGCGTTGTGCAGCTTTAGCAGGGTGCTTTTGGCCAGGCCCGCGGGCCCGATGTTGAAGCACATCGATACCAGGGCGGCCAGCTGGTTAGCGGTGCAGGGCCTGGTGCAGAGCTTCAGCACCGCGGGGCCGAATCGCTCCGTTACATCTTGCTGCAGCAGCTGCATTGCCTGCAGGTTGCTGAGCTTAAAGCCAGGCGCTAAGTAGGTGCTTTCCTCCGCGGGCTGGATTACGTGCCCGATGCCGATGGTTTTATGGCCGGCCGGGCAGGTGTACCAGGTAGCCCGCAAACCTTCCTCACGCACCAGGCCAGCCAGGCCGGCCGGGGTGAGTTGTGTCGAGCCCGCCGGCTTGGGGGCCGGGGCCACCGGGGCCACCGGGTGCACTGGTGCCGCGGCCGGGTTGCTGACGGTGAGCCAAACCTGCCCGCCGGCGTTGGTGGTGAGCTCAATCAAATAGATGAGCCGCTGCACCGCTTCGGGGCAGTCCCAAATGCGGGTTTTGTTCTGCTGATTGCCTACCAGGATGCAGCCGCGGGAATCTTCGGGGCCGTTGCCGCCATGCAGCAGGATGCCCTCAAAACCGGGCACCGCCTGCAGGCGCGGAAACCGCTTGCCGAAGCCCGGGGAGTATTCGACCGTAACCCGGTAGCGGCCGGCGGGAATGGCCGTTTTACCGGCCACCTTCACGCCGGCCGGGCGCACGGCATCCTCACAGGTGTAGCACTGGTGCACCCCGTTGCGGGTGATGCTGCCCAGCGCCCTATCAGCGAGTAGCGTATGCCGCTGCAGGTGCAGCTCTAAAATTGTCATTGCAGAAAAGAGGTGAGCAGCCAGGCCGGGGCTAGGCTGCAGGGGCGGCAGTTTTGAGCTCCGTAGCATCGGGGCCGTAGGATTTGTATTCCACCTTGTTAAGGGTGATTTTGAGCTTGCCCTCTTTGGTTTCGCTTTTGTAGCCGTTGGCTTCTTTGGCGTATTGCTCATTGAAGAAGTGCCGGCCATCGGCCATAATGTGCACTTTTTCGAGGTCGGGGCGGGCGGCGAACGTTTCCACGATGCCGGTCAAGTTGTTGATTTTTTGAGCCATAACTAAGGGCGGGCTTCGAGGCCTGCAGCTGGTTTTTCGTCGATTCGATTTAGGATTTTTGCCGGTTTAGCGGGCACCAGCGGCTGCCGGTGCCCGCACGGTGGGCTGCCTACAGGGTGTAGAGGGCCAGCTCCGCGCCGAAACCGTAGTTGGTGTCTACTTTCATCAGCATTTTGATGAAATAGAGCTCCGAATTGGCCTGCAGCTTGGCAAATTCCAGCTTTGCATCATCGACCGAATTCATGCCGAGCCAGAGGTTAGATTCCATGCTGGCCGAGCCCTTGCCGAGCAAAATCGTATCATCGGGCATCCCGTACAGGGGCACAATGGTGCGGCCGCTGTAGCGGTTAATGCCGGCCAGCGTGTTATCTACGCCCTTGTAGCCGGCATCTTGCTGAGCCTGCTCCCAGAGTTGGGCCGTTTTGTAGCTCACGAAGAATTTCAGCGTGCTATCGTAGAGCACATCAGCGGCCACCCGGTTGAGGGTAGCGCGGAAAGCACCGCCGATATTGGCCGTAGTCAGCACCGCGGGGCTGGCCACTTTGGGCACCGTCACGTCCAATTTGGCGCGGGTGATGATGCCATTGAAGTACTTAAATACCCCGTTCGTGGTGGTGTCGCCCTGCAGGGCGGCTTTGCCGAGGTACTTGTTGTGCTGTTTCAGGAACTCCTGAATAATCACCGATTCAACCGTTACCGGCAGGCGGCGGTCGATGAGCGTCTGGTTGAGCTGCACAGCATACCAGTGGTCTTCAAAGTCACGCGGGTTAAACTCCGCGTAAACCATGTAATCGGCGGGCTCTAGCAGCTGGCCATCGACCGTAATAGTGCCCACCGATGAGGTAGGGGTTGCTTTACGGTCTTGAATGATGCCTTCCACCTGCAGGCGCGGGATGGTGTAGGCCTTTTTGATGCCATCTTTTACGAAGATGTGGCCACCGCTTACGATTTCGTTACCGACTACCGATTTAACGATAAACGCGGAAGCGGCTTCGCCCGCGTAGGTAACATCATTGATTTGTAACATACTGAAAATGTTTACTTAATGCAGAAAAAAGGTGAGAATGAGCGGAGCGGGGGCGGTTAGTCGTTGCCCTTTGTGGTGCCCTTGGCGTTGATTTCAGCCATGGCCGCGGCGGCGGTGAGCTTGCCGATGCCGGCACCAGCGGCCGAGGCGGTTACTTCCGTTACCAGCGATTTGCGGGCGGGCAGCTTGTCGAGCAGCGCCGTGGTGCTGGCCAGGTTGGCCACCGCTAGGGTGGTGTAGTGCGGAGCCAGCTCCGCGGTGATTTTGCCCACCGTCACGGCGTTGGCTACCAGGTCGGAAACGGCCTTTTCGCCGGCGGCTTTTTCATCCTCAGCGGCTTTATCCTTGAAGGTTTTGAGCTCAGCCTCCGCGGTGGCTTTGTCGGCCTCCGCTTGCGTAGCCGCGGCCGTGGCCGTGGCCAGCGAGTCGGTGAGGGTGGTCACGGCCGCGGTGGCCGTGGCCAGGCCGGTGCGGGTGGTGGCCAGTTCGGTAAAGGCCGCGGTTACGGCACCGGTTACCTGCTCATCAGTCGAGGCGGCGGTGATGCCGGCCAGCAGTGAGGGGTGAGCTACTGCATTAGCCTGCAGAATCGGCAGCAATAAATTTTTCATGGTTGAGGTTTGGGAAGCGTTGGAAAGCTGCCCGCCGTAGAAGGCCTGCAGCTGTAAGAGGGAGGCCTCCGCGGTCGAGCTGGTGAGGTCGGCCGGGGGCGGGGTTGCGGATTTGGGCGCGTCGATGATGCCGGTAGCGAAGCCCAGGCGCACGGCATCCTCCGCGCTCAGCCAGGTTTCGAGGGCCATCATTTCGCGGATTTTTTCAATCGGCAAGCCGGTGGCGTGGGTGTAGAGCAGGGCCATGCTTTCGTTTATGGCCCGCTGCCCTTCAATCGCTTTTTCTAAGTCGCCAATCTGCCCGGCCGCGGGGCCGCTGCAGTTGTGAATCATTAGCCGGGCGTGGGCCCTCATCAGGCGCTTGCGGCCGGCCATGAAAATCATCGATGCCGAGCTGGCCGCTATGCCATCGCAATAGGTATCGATTTTGAGGGCTGAGGCCTTAATGAGGGCCACAATGCCCTGAGCCATTAGCCAGTTACCGCCCACCGAATTGAGGCGCACCTGCACCGCCCCGCTGCCGACCGAAACGGCCGCGGCGAGCTCACTCTGAAACCTATCCTGCGAAAAAGCGCAGTAGTCGTTCGGCTCCCCAGGGGTGCCGATGATGGAGTAAATGAGGATTACGGGGGGCATAGGGTGCGATTCGAGTAGTCAAACCTACCGCCCGCCCGCACGTTTGCACTTTTCAAAGTTCAAACACCGGGTTTTTTAGCACCTTTTAAAGGGGAAAACCTTCCCTGAATGAAAACGGGAAAAGTGCCCCGCGCCCCCGCGGGCGGTAGTTTTCGCTCCCGTTTCGCTCCTATTATGCCCTAGCCGCGCCCAAAAAGGCCGCGGCAGCGGCCCGGGGCCCCTTTTGCACTATGGCCACCACCCCCCCCGATGATGAGCTGCTGCCCGATGAGCAGCCCGATGAGCAGCTGCCCGCTGATGAGCAGCCAGGCCCTGCCGAACGGGTAGCCATTAGCCGCGCTCAGCAGCGGCTGCTGCGCGAATTCATGGCCGGCGAAAAAGAAACCCGGCAGGACGTGGAAAGGAACCGGGCGAAGATTCGCCGGGTGATGCTGGACTTTATTAAAAACGAGCTCCGGAGCCCAACGGTGCAGGAGCTGGTGCAGCTCACCGGGCTCTCCGATAAGACGGTAAAGGCCCACAAAAAGCACATCAAACTAGGGGACGGAAAGCCCAACATCTACCGGGATTTAACGCCCGATGTGGTGCTGAGCCTGTACAAGAAAGCGAAGGGCTTCACCTACACCGCGGAGAAACTGCTCACCGTGTCGGGCGGCGCGGGCATGGGCTCAGAGGTCGAGCGGCATGAGGTCGAGATGTATGTGCAGCCCGACACCGCGGCGGTAAAGCTCTGGTTTCAGCTAGTCGAGGGCTACAGCGATACCACCAAAACGGAGCACAGCGGCGAAGTAAAAACCGGGGGCGGGGCGGGCTTCTATTTCGAGTACGTAGTGCCGGAGGCTCCGAAAAATGACTAAGGCAGCCACCACCGCCAAACGGGCACCAGCGAAGCAAACCGCTACCAAACCGCGCACGGCCGCCAAGAAAGCCGCGCCCAAAAAACCCGCGCCCAAAAAGCAGGGCCCGCCGGCGGGGGCGAAGCGCCTGCAGTTTAAGCCGAGTTGGAAACAGCACCTTGCATGGTTGGCCCTGCAGGATAACGAAACGGAGGAATTGGTTTACGGCGGGGCTGCTGGCGGCGGCAAAAGCTGGCTAGGGGCTACGTGGAAAATTCATCGTCGACTGCGCTACCCGGGCAGCCGCGGGCTCACTGGCCGGACGGTGTTCAACGATTTGAAGGAGTCGACCCTCATCACCTATTTCGAGGTGCTGAGCAGTTGGGGCATGGTGGCCGGCCGTGATTATTTCTACCATGGCACCGACCACTATATACAATTTGCCAACGGCAGCCGCGAAGTATTCAAGGCCCTAGGCTGGCAGCCTTCCGACCCTGATTATCAGCGGTTGGGCTCTACTGAGTTTACAGATTTGTGGATTGAGGAAGCCGGGGACGGGCTGCCCAAAAAAGCAATGATGATTGCTAAGAGCCGAATCCGGTGGAAACTGGATGAGTTCGACCTGATTCCCAAGGTTTTGATTACGTGCAATCCGGGTTACCATTGGATTAGAACGGCCTATTTCTATGATGATGAGGATAATCCGATTGTGCTCAAAGCACATCAAAAAGTAATTCGGGCCCTGGTGACGGATAACCCGAAACCGGAATTTGTCAAGCGCTACAAAAAGAACCTTGAAGGCCTCAGCGATTACGACCGCGCCCGCCTCTTAGAGGGTGACTGGAACGCGGTCGAGAAAACGGGCGGGGAGTTCTACGCGGCATTTGATACGGAAAAGCACAGCGGGGACTATTCCAGCCGCTACGATAGTGAGCTGCCGCTGCACATCACCCTAGACTTTAACACAGCGCCCTATATGACGCTGAATGTGTGGCAAATATTCGAGGATGAGGCCGGCAACTACGAGGCGGTGCAGGTCGATGAGTTCACCCCCGAAGACCCGAATAATAACACCCCGGCGGTGGTGCGCCTGTTCGTGGCCAAATACGGGCCGGAGGGTTTCGACCATTCGGCCGAGGTGTTTGTGTACGGCGACCCGGCCGGCAAACATGAGGACACCCGAAGCGAGAAAGGCCACAACGATTTTACGCTGGTGCTAAACGGTTTGGAGTGCTTTCACCAGGTCACGAAACGGGTAGGCCTCAGCGCCCCCTCTGTATCGATGCGCGGGCTCTGGCAAAATGCCGTGCTGAAAGGTGAGCAGCCAGGCCTCAAAATTCTCATCAGCAAAAACTGCCGCAACACCCTGCAGGACTACCAGAAAGTTAAAAAGGGGGCCGACGGGGCGAAGGAAAAGCGCCGGGTGAAAAACGCGGCTACGGGGGTGAGCTATGAGCAGTACGGGCACTGCTCCGATGCGAACGATTACTTTCTATGCAAGGCGTTTGCAGCTATGTACAAGGCCTTTAAGAACCGCAAAAAGAAGCCGGGCGGCGGCCCCAAAGGGGAGGGCTCACTCAATCCAAATTTCACCGCGGCCGACAAGCCCGCCCGGCCAGTCCGGACGGAGCGCCCCGCCCGCAAATCAAAAACCAGCTACTAAATGGGCTTTTTACTCCTATCCGATTACCCGCTGCAGATTAAACCCGACCTGCTCAGAGTCCTGACTGAGGGCATCGACTCTAATCGCACCGATGCCGAGGAAGCAGCCACCGACGAAATGCAGGGCTACCTGCGCGGCCGTTTCAACCTGCCGGCCTGCTTTCCCGATGTGCACATTTACAGCGCGACGGAGCAATACCAGGCCGGTGATATTGTGCTGGTGCCAGGCACCGCCGGCGCACCTGGTGCACCGGGCAGCGCCGGCACCATGCCCACCCCGGCGCTCATCTACGTGGCCAACCGCGAAACCGCCCCAGGGGAGGAACCAACGCCGGCCACCGCGGGCAAGGTGCCGCCCCCTGCAGCACCAGGTGCTGAGCAGCTGCCGGTGCCGGCGTGGCGCGTGTCCGACCCGCGGGCGAAGCTGCTAAAGATGTACCTCATCGATATGACGCTTTACCACCTGCACAGCCGGCAGAACCCGCAAACGGTGCCGGAGGTGCGGCAGCTGCGCTACGATACGGCGCTGCAGTGGTGCAAGGACTGCCGCACCGGCAAGGTGAGCCCGGGCCTGCCGCTGCTGGCCGACACCTCCGAAGATGGAACGCCCAACCGGGAAAGCATCCGGCCCCGCGGGGGCTCTGGTGCCAAAAAACTACAAAACAGCTTTTAGCCGATTATGCAATTTCCGACCAGCATCAGCCAGCTGAACCCGTTTAACTTTTTCGGGCGGGCTGCCAAGCAAAAGAGCATCCGAAACAAAATGTACCCGGTGCAGGTGCACCGGCTCCGGCAGGACGTGGGCCGGTGGCGGGCCGCGCTTGACCGGGCCGAAGGGGTGTATTTCCCCGACCGCACGGCCCTGCTGAACATTTACGCCGATTTGGTGCTAGACCCGCACCTCAGCACGGTGATGGAAACGCGCCTAATTAACGTGCTCAGCAAGCCCTTTAAGCTGCAGGACGCGAAAGGAGCAGAGCAGCCGGAGCTCACCAAACTGCTGCGAAAGCCCTGGTTTCGCAAGTTTTGCGGGCTGGCTTTGGAGTCGATTTTTTACGGGCACACGCTTATCGAGTTTTCGGTGCCGGTGGCCGGCCAGTTCCCCGGCTGCGATTTGGTGCCGCGGCAATACGTTTCTCCCGAATTGGGAATTGTACGCACCATGCCCGGGCAAATCAATGGCACGGAGTACCGGGATAATCCGGAGTTTTCGCCGTGGCTCATCGAAATAGGTGAGCTCACCAACCTAGGCCTACTCAATAAGGCCGCGCCTATGGCCCTCTACAAAAAGAACGTAGTGAGCGCGTGGGCCGACTTTACCGAAATTTTCGGGATGCCCTACCGCGCCGTTACAACGGAGGCCGAGGGCGACGAATTAGAGCGCATTGAGGAAATTATTGCCAACATGGGGCAGGCCTCCTACGGGGTGTTTCCGGATGATGTAAAAATTGAGTGGATTAGCGCGGCCACCGGTAACGTGGGCCTCTATGATACGTTTGTAGAACGCGCCAATTCGGAGCTCAGCAAGCTGTTTTTGGGTCAAACAATGACCACCGACAACGGCAGCAGCAAAAGCCAGGGCGAAGTACATGAGCGGGTTTCGGCCAGCTACACCCGTTCCGATGCTGACCTGCTGGCCGGCATCATTAATGAGCAGCTGCTGCCCTTCATGGTGCAGCACGGCTACCAGGTGGCCGGGTGTGAATTTATCTACGATGAAACGGAGCAGCTAGGCAAGCTAGACCAATTCAAAATAGCCGAGGGCTTTATTAAAGCGGGCCTGCCCGTAAAAAAGACGTGGCTACAAACGACGTTCGGGGTTGAGTTTGAAGATGCCCCCGCGGCAGCTGGTGCAGCACCTGGTGCCGAGGGCGCGGCAGCAAAGCCCTACCTAGGCTATCACATCGAAACCGGCGTAGTGTCGAGGAATGAGGCCCGCGCTCAGCTGAGCCTGCCGGCCGAGGATGAAAGCGCGGATAAGGGGCGGGCGGTGCTCAAAGCTCAGCTGGCCATCGTAGCCGCGGCCACTACCGCCGGCGTTCCCTTAGAGGCGGCCCTGCAGCTGGCCGAGCTCAAAATTTCCCTACCCCCGGCCGATGCTGCCGGCGCGGGTGATGATGAGCCGGAGCCGCCGGAAGGTGATAAGCCCCGCCCGGGCGGTGCACCAGGTGAGCAGGGAGGCGGGCCGGGAAAGTCTGAGGGCTCACCGGCCGCGCCGGTGGGCCCTAACCCCGCGGCCGAGCTGCAGGCCCTCTACGGCAGCACCAGCTGCTGCACCGCGCACTCGCTGGCCGCGGCCAGCGCGGCCGGGGTGCCCGGCCCTGGTGATGATGCCGAGCTGGCCAGCCTTTGGGACAGGCTTGTAAATGTGGTGTACGCCGGCGCGGGTGAGGCGCTGCTCATCGACCTGCCTCTATTTGAGTTCATCGATAACGCGCTGCAGGGCGCGATAAATATCGCGTGGGAGGCCACCGACCCGGCCCTAAAAAAGTACCTGTATAAAAATGTACAGCGCTTTTCGGGCTTCAAATCGCACAAGGTTTGCCAGCAGCTCACCCGGGCGCTCACCGATGCCGACGGGAAAATTATCGATTTCGCGGCCTTCAAAGCGGAGGCCGAGAAAATCAATAATCTGTACAATGTCGCATACTTAAAAACAGAGTATGAGCAGGCGGTTGCCGCGGCGCAAATGGCCTCTAAGTGGGCCGAATTTGAGCCGGAGGGGCTGCTGCAGTACCGCACCGTAGGCGACGATTTAGTAAGGCCGGAGCACCGGAAATGGGATAACATCACCCTGCCGGCCTCCCATCCATGGTGGGCCACTCACTACCCGCCCAACGATTGGAATTGTCGGTGTGATGCGGTCGAGCTGGTAGATGATGAGCACCCGCAAACCTCCGCTGAGGTGCTGGCCAGCGTGCCGGCCCCGCCGGCGCTGTTCGCGCACAACGTGGGCAAAGCCGGCGTGATTTTCGGGCCGGAGCACCCCTATTTCGATGTGCCCGCGGCCACCGCGAAAGCCATCGATAAACAGCTAAAACTTAACTTATAAGGTAATGGCCAGTCGAAACGACTTTAAGCTATTCGCCAAGCAGGCGAAAATCGTAATCAAGGGGCTGCCGAAAATGATAGGCAAAGTAGCCCTATTGGAGGCCTCCGATAACTTTCGGCGCGGGGGCGCGGAGAATGAGGCCGGCCAGGTCGAGCCGTGGGCCCCGCGCAAAAACCAGAAAGCGCACGGCCGCACCCGGCAGGACGGGGCCCGGGATAGGCGCTTTAAGAATCCGCGGCAGCGGGCGCTGCTGGTGCAAACCGGCCGGCTCCGGCGTAGCCCGCGGATAGTGGCCACCACTAGCAACAGCGTTACGATTGGCACAGATGTGCCCTACGCTCAGCCGCTGCAGGAGGGGACTCCGCACATGGCTGCGCGGCCGTTCCTGACGCTAGGGCCGACTAGCCGGCAAACCATCATCCGGAAGGCCGCGGCCGACCTAGAAAAGCTCCTTTGATTATGGCCACCATCGACCTACCCAACGCCACCACCGCGGAGCTGCTGCAGCTGGCCAACTATCACGCTGGCCAGGCCTGCGAGCGCTGCGAGTTCTACCGCGCCAAAAGCACGGCCAGCTACCGGCAGCAGGCCGGGGACAATGCCCAGCAGTGGGCCGAGCTGTACAGCCGACTGGCTGAGAAACTAACCATTTTACTGCAGGCTGAGCAGGCCGGCCTCATCACCTCCGACTAATGAGCGATTGCTTTACCACCATTTACCCGGCGCTGGCCGACCGCCTGCAGGAAAAGCTGCCCGCCGGCGTATGGATAGATTTAGACCAAGACCAACTAAGCGCCGATGAGCAGGGCCTTGGCTACTCGCTGCCGTTTTATGAGGGCGTGGTGCTGATTTCGTTTGATGAGGTCGACTGGCAAGACCGCGGCGGCGGGGTGCAGGTGGGCGAGGCGGTGATACGTTTCACCCTAGCCCGGCAGGTGATGCAGGACACCTACCAGCACAGCTCACAGCGGGCCGGCGCAATGCAGCAGCTGCAGCTGCTCACCTCCCTGCACCAGGCGCTGCAGCACTACGCCATCGGGGAGGTTTGCGGGGCCCTGGTGCGAACCTACAGCCGCAAGGAAGCCGGCAGCCGGCCCGGGCTTTGGGTTTACTCCATGGGCTACAAATGCCGGGTTTACGATGCCGAGGGGCACCCGGTGGCACCAGCTGCTCAGCCGGTCGAGGTGGCCGCGGCCAGCGGGGTGCGGCCGGCGCGGCTGCAGCCGGCCGATTCCGCGGCCGTTATCTTAGAATAAAGCAGTTACGCCCTCCCCTTGCCGCCGTATTAAAGAGCATAAAACCATCAAACTTTGATGGTTTTATGCTCTTTAATACGGCGTTGTGCGTTACTTGTGCCGCAATAGTGGCCAGTGAAACAGTGAGTTACCGCCAAAATATAAAGGCCCGCTACACGTCTGTAGCGGGCCTTTCGGACATTTGCGCGGGTGGCATCGGTTTTTCAGCCCGGCCGGCGGCCTGCGGTAGCCCTATAAGAGGGGCCCGCTCAGCAGCTGCCGGCCCGCAAAGATGCACAAAAAAGCCCCCCGGGGCAGTTACCGGGGGGCTTTTTGCTGGTGCTGAATTTCCCAACACAGCAGAGCAGCGGGGCCACTGACAGCGCGGCCGGGTGCAAATCTACGATAGGGGAGGGGCCTCAGCAGCACCAGGTGCTGCAGCAGCTGGTGCACCGGTGGCCGCCGGCAGCGGGGTGATGTGCGTAGCCACCCAGGGCGCGGCCCCGTCGTGCCGCTCAAAGGTTACGTGCCGAATGGCCAGGCGCTGCGCCTGCTGCTCCGGCGTGGGCTCCGGCGCGGTGATGCCGAGCCGCGGCACATCGGGCGCTACCGAAACGACTACTTTATTTTGCCCTTGCTGCTGGCCGTACTTGTTGAAGTGCTGCCGGGCAAGGGCAACGGTGCCGGCATCAGCGGGGCCGGTGCGGTCGAATCGAATCCAATCGGTGAAAGCCAGGCTGCCGGGCTGGTGCTTAAACCAGCTGGCCACCGCGGGCGGGGCATCGGGCCAATGGATATAAGCAGCGCCCGTTTCCCCTAGGATTTGCGGCATCAGTTCGCCGGTGGGTATCGAGGCCGGAAAGGTGCGCTGCTTCACGCCACCACCCCAAACCGGGTGCGCCGGCTCATCGGATGAGTAGAGCAGGGTAACAATGGTTTCGCGCTCCGGCGTGGTGTCGAGTAGCACCTTATCAAGCAAAATTCTAGTGTCCATTTTTAGGGGTTGGTGTAGGATTAAAGGCAAAACTAGGCAACGCTGAGGCAGGCCACCGGCTTACGGGTGAGCAGGCTCTCACAGCTACGGTACAGGTAGAGGCTGCCGCTCCGGTGCTCAATCTGCCAGCGGTTGCCGCACAGGGGCCGGATATTGAAGCTAAAGGCCAGGGGGTCGGTTACCATCGGATTGCTGGCCAGCAGCTCATCGATGCGGGCCTGCAGGTCGAGCTCCGCGGTGCTCTTAATCGGCCGGAAGTAGGTTATTTTTAGCGCCATCCTACCAGGTTCTCATCTTCATCTTCGGGCTGCCAGAGGCCACCACCGCCCGGGGCCATTTCGTCGGGGCCGGGCGGGTGCTCTGCCAGGTTGAGCAGGCTCTGCAGGTCGGCATCGGCCAGGCAGTAGGGGCCCGGGCCCTGCAGCAGCCGGCCATCGACCTGCTTCATGGCCTCCGCGGGGCTCATGCCCGCCCAGCCGAGCACTATCGACTCGCTGCCGGCCGCGGTGGTGAGTTGGTGCCACACATCACGCCAGGCCTGCTCACGTTCGTAGCCGGGCAGCGCGAAGTAATTCAGCTGCAGCGGGGCCGGGGTGCGGCGGCGGCTGGTGTCGGGGGTGAGCTGAATCGGGCCGAGGTTGGGAAAGGCTTCGCGGAGGCGGTCGATAGCCTCCATTTCGGTAGTCGCGTAGAGCTCACCGTGCTGGCCGGTCGGGGTGCGGTCGGGCAGGGTGATGCCCTGCCAGCACCAGCACCAGGCCCGCTCTGAGGCCGGGCCGAATCGGCTCCGCGCCTCCATTTCGGGGGTGAGCACCAGGGCGGGGGTAGGGGTATTTTCGGGGGGTGATTGCATGAGTAGGAAGTGTTTTGTAACTTGCTGATTTACAAGATTCTACTTAACATAAGGTAAATTATAAGACAAATAGCCAAAGTGCGGCCCCGGCCAGAATTACCAGGCAGCCGAGGCTGAGGCCAACCATGGCCCGGCGAAACCGGCGCTTTGTCCGTGCTATTTCGGCTTTGATTTCGGCAATCAGCCGGAGTTCGTTCTCAAAAAGTGGCATTGCGGTGGGCTTATAAAAACTATCCTTTCACGGCAACGGGCCGAGGTGCCGCGGCCAGTTGGCCAGAAAAGCGAAGTAGCGGGCATCATTCAGGCGCAAGGTGCACCGGCCGCAAAAGTTGGCCCTCAGCGGCAGCTGAGCCGCGCACCGCGGGCAGCTGAGGCCGCGGAGCTGCAGCAGCTGCTCAGAGGTTAGCAGGTCAAAGATTCCGGGCATATTCGGGGTCAAGTTTGGGGTATCGATACCAGCTAGGTATCGAATTGATGAAGAATTTCCGCTTTATCATCTGCCGGCAGCGGGCTAAATCATCCTGCCGGCGGTACCGGTTTTTCCGGAACCGGCCGCGGTCGGTCATAAACTGGCTGAATATGTAGGCAGCCTGCGCCCGCTCATGCTCCGGCCCGCCCGACCGCTTGCGGGCCTTGGCTTGGCCAAGGGCCCGGCGGCGCTGCTTTTCCAGGGCCCGGGCAGTGACTGGTGCCACCGGTGGCCGCGGCGGCGGGCCGATATCGGGGTGGTGCTGGTAGCGCTGCCAGTAGTCGAGGCGCACCAGGTGCAGGGCCTGCCAGTACGCCGGCAGCGTGGGCCCGCGGCCGGCCGCGGCCAGTAGCGCCCGGCCGGCCTGCTGCAGCTGCTCAGTGAGCCCGCTCACAGCAATCGGGTTATCGGGCGGGTGATGCCCTGCAGCCGCTGATTCACGGTGTCGAGCATGGCCTGCTGCTCATCGGTGGGCTGCACCAGATGCTGCCGGGTGGCCTGCTCAGCTTCGTGCACCTGCAGGGCGTTGGTGGCATCCCAAAGGCCGAGGGCCCCCTTTGCCTTCACCGGCTCCGGCAGGGCCTGCACATCGGCCAGCAGCAGCCCGAAGCGGCCCGGGGCATACTCCCCTACTGCCTGCTCTAAGCTGCTCACCTGCGAAATAACGAGCTCCGGCCGGGGCTTCTTTTTGGTCGGTTTGGCAGGCGGCGGGGTGGGCTCCGCTACCATACGGGCCACTTCTTTGAGCTCACAGCGGCCGATAATCACGCCCCGCGGCAGCGTGTCATAGGTGAGGCCGTGCTTGGCTAGGATTTGCTTTATTACCGGCTGCTCACAGGCGGCGCGGCTCCAAGCGTTACGGGTAGCGCTGGCATGAATCAGCAGCGGCCCGCGGTAGCTGACGCGCCGGGGGCGGGTTTCTATCAGCTTATAGCCCAGCACCACCAACGTAGCAAAGGGCTGAGTATAGGAAAGCGTCTTTTTCATTGCGGAGGTTTGCGGATTGTTGCGGTTTATATGATATCGGCTAACAGGTCGGATATATCGGGCACCCCGGCCTCCGCAATGGCAGCCAGCAGCCCGGCCGAGCCCTCTATGCAGTTTTGCCGCTGCCGCTTCATTTCGGCCACCTCAGCACCGCTCACCCCCTGCTCCTGCAGGTAGTCGATAAAGCTCTGCCAGGTGTCAATACATAGCGGGCCGAGCTCAGCCAGCAGGTGCAGCTGCCCTACGTTGAGCTGCAGCTGCAGCACGGCATCATCGGCCGGCCGGCCCGGCACATGAGGCAGCCGCAAGCCCTGCCGAGTCATTTCTTTGAGCAACGGGGTGGCTACGTTCAGAATCGTAGCACTGGCCGCGCTGCACTGCTCTGCTAAATTGGGCCATACCAGCGTTAGGAGGCCTATCGATGCCAGGCGGTTAAATTCCGCGCTCTGCTCCGCTACGCTGGTGAGAAACTGCACTACTTCGCCGTAGGTAATCCGGATGCAGTAGCCGGCGGCGGTGTTGGGTTGTGGGCTCATTTGGTGAGTTGCTTAATAAAGGCGGGTAAGTTTTCCGGAGTTTCGCGGTGGTGCCGGCAGCGCTGCAGCTCATCAAGGCCGTTCGCGGTGGGCTCAATCAGGCCCGGGCGGCTGCGCTGGTATGGCACCATGCCCGGGCGCACCGCGGCGGGCGCGGGCACCACTTCCTGCACCAGGCCCTCATCGTACAGCCCGGGCAAACAGGAATACTCAGACAGCTTATCCCGGTGCAGGTAGGCCTCCGCGGGGTGGTAGGTAATCCAGCGGAGCAGCATCAGCTCCGCGGTGGCCGCCGGCACCTCCGGCAGCGGTGGGCCCACTGGCCAGGCCAGGGCCTGCAGCAGCTGCTCAAAAAACTGCCGAGTAGGCAGCGGGTGGCAGGGCCATAGCTCATCGACCGTTTTCGCGTGTCGAGTCAGATATACCAGGCCGTTGAGCTCATTCACCTGCACCACCAACTCAGCCACGTAGGGCAGCACCGGGGCCGGCACCTGCCGGCTGTAGCCTTTGAGCTGCCAAATGGTGTGCCGCTCATCGGGCGCGTAGCCGTAGCCGGCCAGGTGCTCAGCCGTTGGCGTGTAGTTGTTCGGCATTGCGGAGCTGCTGCTGCAGGGAAAAAATGGTATCGAGGTGATTCGCTTCGCGGGCTACCTGCGAACGGTAGCGGCGGCGGTAATAGCGGAAGCGGTAGGCATACAGGGCAGCGGTGGCTCCGCTGGCCAGCGTGGCCAGTGTCATGGTGATGAGGGCGGCGGTTTGCATGGTTACAATAAAAATGTAAGTTTACATTAAACTAAACCGGGTAGTAAGCCACTGAAAAGCAGCCCACTACCGGCACGTTTGAAAATATAACAGGGAAATGCTGCAGCATTGCAGCAGCATTGCATCGGCAAATCGGGGGGCTACGCTAATAGCCCCCGCCGTTAGCCGCGTAGCGTTGGGACGCGGTGAGGTGCTGGTGTCGACCCGCCCGCGGGGCCGGGGCCGGCAGTTCCGACTGCAGCAGCGCGGGCAGCATCGGCTGAAAGCCGGCGGCTAGCACCAGCTGCTCATCGGTGCACTGCATCAGCAGCACTAACACATCGGCCGGGGTGCCGGGGGTGTCGGCCATATCGATGAGGGCCGACCGCTGCCAGGGCTCCAAACCGGCGCTGAGGCTGGCCGCGGCCAGGCCGGCAACGTCATGCTCAGCTGCACCAGCTGCTGCCAGCAGCTGCACCGTTTCGGTTTTGGTGCTGCCATCGCTGCCGCGGTACACCGTTACCTCCTTTTTGCCATCGGTGCCGCTCACCACCGGCGTAAACGTAACGGGCCCCTCCCCTGCCGGCGGCACCAGCGGCACCAGCTGCAGGGTGGCCCGCACCCCTCCGCGCACGGTGTAGGGCACCGGGTGGCCAGTGGCCAGGAACGCCGGCGCGGCCTCCCTATCTTCCATCAGGATGAGGGCACCGCACTCGCTCACATCATCCAGCGCGGCCCCGATGCTCTCATGCCGGCGCTCAGTCGGTGCGCCGGTGTGGTGGTGGAACGTCACCAGGTAGGGGCCGGTGCCCACTTCCGCGGCCGGGGCAACCTCAACGGCGGCCAGCTTTTTGCGGGTGCCGTTGCATTTTTTGCAATCTGCGCCGTGCCGTGGCCCAACGCCCGAACCAAAACAGTACCCGCAAGATTCGTCGACAACCTGCACCTCAGCCGCGGCGGCCACCTTCGCGGCGGCGGCGGCCTCCGTGATGCCGGAGGCGGCCCACTCGTTATTTTTCTTTGCCTCAGCCCGGCGCTCCGGAGTCGAGTCGACTCGCTCAGCATTGGCATACACCCAAGGCAGGACAGTGCTACGCACATCAAACGAATAGTAGGCCGAGGCGCTGAGGGCGCTATTTATCGCGCTGGCACTGGTGCCCTGCTCTTTCACTTCGTAGGCATCGGTAGCCCACCCGGCCGTTAGCAGCTGCTGCATTATCAGAGCCCGCACGGCCGCGGCAGAACTGGCGTAGGTGGTGATTTCGGTCTTTGGCTTGCCGGCTCCTTCGATGCTGAGGTAAACCTGCAGGATTTGGGCGGTTTTGGTGGTTGTAGTGCTCATTTTGTCAGTGGTTTTGTGTTGGGATGCCACAAAGCTAATGAAAACTTACACACTTTTACACAAACTATCACAAAATAAGCAAGTGCCGAGGCCTTGAAACGCAAAAAGCCGCTGAAATTCAGCGGCTTTAAGCACAAAAGGAGGTACAAAATCAGGCAGGCGGTGCTCTGTACAGGCTTTCTACGTCGATTTTGGCCGGTTGGTTTCCGTAGTGGAAACGGTCAAAATACGGCTGAGGCTCCGGCGCGGGCTCCGGCTCATCGGGAAACTTCACCTTGCCGAGCTCAAAAGCGAGGGCCTGCTGCCAGGTGAGCAGCGGCCGGGTGATTTGCAGCGGCCCGGGGCCCACCTGCACCAGGGGCTCACCGACTCCGAACAGCACCCGGCCCCGGGTAACGCCGGGCCCCTCCCCTATCGGTTTGGAGTCGAGGGCAACGATGAGCACCCCCTCCGGATAGCGTCGCATACTCAGCCGGCCGGCATAGTCGGGCAGCGTGTCGGCCGAGGCCTCCGATTCCCCGGCCAGCTGCAGGGACTCTACCAGCAGCCGGGTAAACCAGGCCTGCTCATCTTCCTGCAGCTGCTGCTGCACCTGGTGCAGCGCGGCCTCCGGCGGCTCCGGTGCCCCGTCGATGAGCGAAGCGGCCGACGGGCGCGGCACTGGCCGGCGTTCCGGACGGTAGCGGCCCGCCGGCCGAAAGTCGAGGGGTGGCCAGGTGCTGCGCGGCAGCATCTGCTCATAGAGGCGCTGCACATCGGCCGCGTTAATCGGCTGGCAAAGGTTCGGGGTAGGGGTAGGGGTTGGCTCCATCAGGCAGCAGCAGAAAAGAAAATTTGATTGAGCTCCGAAACCAGGCCGCGGCCACCCTGCAGGGCGAAGGGCAGCACGTACCACTGCACAAACTGCTCCCAGGTGATAACCAGCTGCACCGACCACTGCAGCAGCTGCAGCAGCTGGTGCTCACTGAGCACGTAGCCGCACCGCACCAGGTGCAGGTACGGCCCGGCTAATTCTTCGTAGGGCAGGAACGTGGCCAGGTGGCAGCGGTCGATGATGAGCAGCTGCTCATCGACCTGCTCAGCCGTGGGCAGCACCGCCTGCAGCACCTTGCGGGTGTTGGCTTTTTGATAAATGTCGAGGTGCTTAAAAGCTGGCATTTAGTTGGTTTCCTCCGCAAAAAAGAACTGGTGCCAATTCGAGGGACGAAATTCCCGGCTGAAAGGTGCCGCCACTAGCACCGGGTGCTCAGCCAGGTGCCCGGTAGCATCTTCGCGGGCCGACTCGTTACGTAGCACCCCCTCCGCGTGGGCCCACCGGTCGGCATCGCTGAGGGCCTGCCAGGCTTCAGCATCACCGGCGAAACCTTCAGCCGTTGGGAAGAATTCGCCCGCGCTGCAGTAGATAAAAACCGGCTCATCATCGCGCTGCAGCAGCAGCATAGTTACCTCCGGCCAGCCGGCCTCAAATCGGAGCACATCGGTATCGATGCCGCGGCGAATCAGCTCAGCCAGCCAGGGCCGGTTTGGGCCATCGACCCAAACAATGTTTTCAATCTGCCCGCTGAGGCGGGCCACTAGCACGGCCATATCGTTGCCCAGCTGCAGGCAGGCGTTAAGGTCGGCAACGGTCGGCAGCACCTGCCCACTGCTCCGCACCCGGCCGATAGTGAGCTGCCGGTGCACCTCACTGCAGAGGCGGTAACGTTCGGAGCCCTGCACCACCGCCGGGGCCTCCGCGGTGCTGGCTGACTTGAAATAAATCCTGCTCATTGGTCTGTACCTGCTCTTTTTTTGATGTTAGGACAATGAAGGTACAGAATACGGGCCAACCAAAAAGCCCGGCCGCAATGCAGCCGGGCTTTCCTGAATGAGGGCCCACCCCTCCCCTACCCTGCCGGGTTGGTGCAGATGTTTTGCAGCCAGCGGAGCTCATGCTGCTGCAGGTGCACGGTGCCGGTGAATTGGTAGCCGCCGGCCGGTATGTGCACCAGGTGCCGCGGCTGGCCGAGGCGCACCCCTAGCGCGGCCACCGCGGCCCCGATGCCGGCGGCGGCCCGCTCAATCGATAAGGCCACCCCGCGAAAGGCCTCCCCGCTCAGCATGATGCACCCCGACACATCGGCCAGGCCGTTGCCGAGGTGCAGGCGCACCGCCTGCCAGCTGAGGGGCGGCTTTTTGCGCTTCACCTTGCGAAACTGCAGCCGCTTAGGTTTCCTACGCTTCACAGATTACGGTAATAATGGCCCGGTTATGCTGAGGGCCCACCGGCACCACTTCCACCCGAACCCGTTCGGATTCCTTTATTGCGGTGGCATCATCACCCTCAAACTTTACGCTTTTCGCTCCGTCGATTTCGACAATTTTAATAATTACGGTATTCATTGCAGTACAGTGCTTTACGTGTGGTGAATTGAATTAATTGATTTAAAGAAATTATTTAAGGCAAATACCGCAAGCCCCGGCGCACTGCCGGGCATCGGGGCACTCACCGGCCAGCGGCTCATCGGCCGCGGTGCCCTCATCGAAAGCCCGAAACAGCAGCAGCGCCGGCGCGGCCGGCAAGGTGCCGGCGGCGCGGTGTTTTACTACCAGGGCGGTGAGCTCATCGGCAAAGGCCTGGTGCTGCTCAGCCATCGGGCGCGGGCTACTCGTGCACATCGGCCGGCAGCTGCAGGTGCTCCGCTACCAGGTCGGGCAGCGGCCCGGCGTGGCCGGCCTCATAGAGCTGGCCGAGTTGGCCAGCCAGTACCGGGCCCGACTCATCAAGCCAGGCCCCGACTACTGCAGCACCTGGTGCACCGGTGGCCGCGTCGGCCTCAGCCTCCCAACGCTGGCAGAGCTTCGTGAATTCGCGGGGCTCCGCGGGCGCGGGCACCTGCACCTCTGGCAGCAGGGCGGCCAGCTGCTTATCTACCGCGGCCACCGACTGAGCAATTAGCAGCTCAGCCTCCGGACTAATCGGGCCCTCAACCCCGGCGCTGAAAAACTCAGCCATCAGCGAGGGGCCGGCCGCGGGCTCACAGACGCGCTCAGCATCGGGCTGCTGCTCATCGATAGGGGGCAAGGCCCCGAACGGCTGCAGCTCCGCGGCCAGCGGGTGCAGGGCCTCATCGGCACCAGCGGCCCGCGCTGCGAGTTGCTTCGCTGCATACTCCGGAGTCATAAACGGCTGCAGGTACACCTCAACCGCTGGCCAGCCGCCGGCCGCGTAGGTCGACTGCAGCCGGCGCGTATGGTTCACCGCCGGCGGTGGTGCCAAATAGTAGGACTCCGTAGCCTTTACCGGCTTACCGGCGCGGTCGGTGGTGTAGCCGCTGGCCTTTAGCTCCGCGGCGCTGATAGCGGTCGGCACCCCGGGCGCGTAGCCGGGGGTAGTGATTTTAGCCCCGTACTCAGCCAGGCGCTGTTTTACTTTTTTGGTGAGTTGGTGGCTCATGCTGCTGCTGCCAGAGCCTCACCAGCAGCTGCAGCAGCTGCCGGCAGGGTGGCCGTTTTGGGTTTGGAGTAAATGATGTTTTCTATCTGCCTCAGACTCAAATAGTATTCCTCAGCCAGGCAGGCAATTACGTAGGCTGAGGTATAGATGCGGGCACCGTTCACGCGCACCTGATTGGTGTAGCGCTGATTAAATAAGTCCCTGATTTTCTGGTGCTTTTTGGCCGTGCGGTCGCTCCGGCCTTTACGTTGGCTCATTTGCAGAGTAGGGGAGTAGGTTATTGAGCGCGGCGGCGGCAGAAAAAGTAAATAATCAGGTAGCAAACGGCCAACGTGGGCAGGTGCGTGTGCAGGGCAAGCGCGGCCCAAATCAGAAACCAGGGGGCCATAAAGCCAAACCGGCCGCGGGCGGTGTCGAGGTCGAGCCATTGCAGCACCAGCAGCACCAGGTGCTGCAGCTGCACCAGGTAGGAGCGGAGCCTCACCGGTGCAGGTCGATGTACACCTGCACCGGCCGCGGGCGGGGTCGGCTGGCATAGCGGCAGCCGGCGCTCACCAGGTAGGCCAGCAGCAGCCAGGGCCGGGCGGGGGCCTCACTCACCACCGCGGCCAGCAGGCACCAGCTGGCCAGCCAATCAAAGCGGCCGTGCCAGGTGTGCAGGTCGAGGCGCTGCAGCCACCGCCGGCACCAGCCCGGGGCGCTGGCCTCCATAAATGCCAGCCAGGCAGCCCAGATTAACAGAGCAGCCAGGGAACAAAGCAGTAACGGTATTACCATAAAAGGGACTTAATCAGTAATGTTATGTACTCTATTTATTTGGTGAAATTTTGGGACTACTAAGCTACTACAGCCCCGGCAGATACTTTTTATAGTACAATTTTGAGGCCACTCCCCGGCCTGCCCAGGGTGCAACAAAATAGCCCCCGGCCGGGGCCGGAGGCTAGTCGAAGCATCTCTACCGCGGCAGCACCTGGTGCTCAGCTGCCGGCCGCTGCGCCGAACTCGTTCGGCACGGTGCCCAGCTGCGCGGCCACTAGCAGCAAACCCTGCCAAGCCTGCCGGTCGGCCGGGCCATAGAGCGGCTGCTGCATCGTATCGAGGGAAGGCCGGCCCGCGGCCACCGCGGCCCGCACGGAGTCTTTTCTCAGCCACTGGCCAACGTCCTGCACCAGCTGCTGCCGCACATCGGGCAAGATGTTGGGCAACGTCTTAGCCAGGGCAAAGCAGAACTGCCGCGCCGGCTCACCCGGGCGGCCGAGGTTGTAGCGCGTGGCATCGATGAGCAAAAAGCCGAGGCTGAGGTGCCCGACCTCATCAGCCAGGTAGGCCGTGGTAGGGCTGTAGGTTGGGTGCTGAGGCGCGGGGGTTGAGGGTTGAAGGGGCTCCATAAGTAGGGAAGTTTTTCGGAGTTTTGGGGGGCGTGGTGATGATTTTCAGCCCCTCATCAAAGGTTTCTATTACGTGATACTCACCACCGCGCCAAGTGTCTTTAAACGCTGTTTCTCCGGCGGTGAGCTTGCGGCCGCTTTTGGGCTGAGCCGGGTCTTTTATTTCAAAAATGAAGTTTAGGCCGCGGTAGCCCACCAAAATATCAAAGCCGTTCGGCACCTGGTGCACGTCGTGCACGGAGGCCCCGACCGCCTTAAACTGCCGAACGATTGCGGCGTGATTCCCGTCCACCCGGGCGGCTGTTCTAACTTTTGCCATCGCGCCGGGGGAATTTCTCAGCCATTGCCAGGCACTTTTTGCAGGTCGGGGCCGGCCAGTAGTAGCCCTGTGCGCCTCCGGTGCCATCGGAGTGCAGGATTTCGTGCGGGCTATCTTCCGGCTCATAGCGCACCTCTCCGGTGTCGGTGTCGAGGCTGGCCATACAGAGCCAGTCCCCGGGCTCCCTATCGTAGCCGCGGCCATCGATGAGCAGCTGCACCCGGTCGGTGGCCAGCATCTGAATGTGCAAGGCCAGCGGCCCGCGCTCCCAAACGGAGGGGCCCTGAAATTTGGGCCGCACCTTGCCCACTCCCCAGGGGAAGGGGAGGCGGGCGTTGAGCTCCGCGGTGGCCTGCTCATTCTGCCGGCGTAAGGCCGCGGCGTTGGCGCGTGATTCGTCGGCATCGGCCTGCCGGTGGGCTTGTTCCCGCGCCCGGTCGGCCGGGGTGTAGAAACCTAATAAAGTATCCATTTTTGTAGGATTTGGGTACGTTTTGGGGTGATTTGATACGTTTTTAGTCGTTTTTCCGACTCAGCAGGGCAAGCTGCTGCAGCCAGGGCAGTAGGTCGGTGCCGGCGGCGGCGTGGTGCAGCAGCCACTGCCTCAGCTGCCGTTTCTGGCAGTTGGTGCGCCAATGTGCGGCCAGCGGGTGAGAACCCGGCACGGCACCGGTGCGGAGCAGCTGAGCAAAGGAGCGGTGCGAAGGGGTGCGCGGCAGCTCCCGACCGATGAGCAGCCCCTCTTTGACCATAATCCGAAACTGCCCGCCGTAGTAGGGCGAAATAGCGCCGATGTGGCGAAGCCAGCGAAACAGCAGCCCGCCATCATCATACTTTGCCGGCAGCTGGTAAGCCCCCGGCCCGGGGCGCTGGCCTCCCCGCGGCTCCGGTACTGGCTGCCGGCCGGCGGCCCGGGCGGTGGCCACCAACTCAGCCACCCGGGCCGGGTAGTCGGCCTGCACATCGGGCACCGGCAGGCTGAGCAGCTGCCGGTGCTCATCGGCCCGCTGCAGGGCCCGCAAGGCCTGCGCCCGGCTGCCCTGCGAGTAGGCCGCGCACCAGCTGCGAATCGTAGGCAGCGAAGCAAGCAGGCGCTCATCGGGCTTTCTCCATTCGCCCGAACAGCCCCGGCGCATGGCCGCGCACAACTCCGCAAGGGTGAGGCCGGGAAAATCGCGCTGCACCATTTCGGCCACCGCCGTAGCCATGGCCAGCAAATCATCACCGCCGAGCAAGGTCTGAGAATGGCCCAGCAGAAACGGCACCAGGGCCACCGGCTCCAATAAATCATCGATGAGGTCAGCGGTGGCCAGCTGCTTAACCGGGCGGGCCTCCGTATTGCAGAGCAGCAGCGCGGCCGACTCAACCGCCGGAGCCAGGCCCGCCGGCACCAGGTCGGCCGAGTAGCGCACCAGGCCCACCGCGGGCCGAACGGTGAGGCCGGTCGAGGCCGGTCGGGTAGGGGCCTGCAGCGCGGAACTCATCGCGGCCCCGATGTGCAGAATTTTACCCATCGGACTGCCCTCCCGAATTTTGGGCGCGGAGCTTGGCCCGGGCGGCATCGATGCCGACACTACGGGCCCCAAGCTGGCCACCGGTCGACTTGGCCACCTTCACGGCCTGCTCTGCTTCGCGGTCGGCCTTGTAATCGATGTACGAAAAGGCCCGGGCCGTAGCCCGCCAATTCGTTATCGGCCGGCCCCCTTTGGTGCACCAATTAAATTGGTCGTAATAATCAAAAAACAGCTTTCCGCGGCCGGCGTGTTTGCTAATTTCCGGGTCGGGGTGGCCGGCCAGGTAAGCATCGACCATGGCCACCGATTGCGGCCGGGCCTCCCATTTGCGCGGGTCGGAGTCGGCCAGGCGCTCATCGACAAACCCACCGCGGAGGGTTTCGCCCTCAGCCAGCGGCAGCGGCACCTGCCGGCCCTCTGATGTATCTACATCGTTCCGCGCCCTGGTGTGCGAAGCCGACGCGGTAGGGTTTTCAACCTCATCAGAGCCCCTTTTTTTTTCGGGCCCCGCCCCACCCGTTAGAACGTCTTTAACAACTTTAACCTCTCTTATAGTATCATCAAAATTTGATGGTTTGTCTGATGGTTTTGTTGATGGTTTTACCGGGCCGACGTAGTTAAAACCTTCCGAAAAACCATCAGTTAAACCATCAAAATCTGATGGTTTTATTTCTTCAATCGGGGGCTTAATCCGGTACACTTTCAGCAGCCGGAGCTGCCCGACGTTGCCCCGCCCGCGTTTGGCTTCGATGTAGTGAATCACCCCGCGGGCCTGCAGCTCAGCCAGGCCTTTTCTAACGGTGCCCTCCGCGCTGCCGGTGAGCAGCTGCAGCATCGGCACGTTTACCGGCAGGCTGGCCTCCCATTGCCGTGATTTGTTGAAGTGGTAAAGAATCCGATGGAACAGCCCCCGGGCCGAGTCGGAAAAAAACTTCTCATTTTCGAGGGCGTTAAACTGATTTGCATAGCGGAGCCAATTCATCGGCGGGGCCTCCGCGCCGGATTGGGCGGGTAGCTCTGGCCGGTCGGGCGCAATGCCCATCAGTGGCGGCAGTGGTGCAGTGGCTCCCATACCTAAGCGGCGGCGCTAAGGGTGGCCACCGGCAGCGGGCGCATATCGGCCAGCTGCCCGCGGGTAAACTGTTTCTGCAGTTTGCGCTCACCGCGCTGCTTTGCTTTGAGCTCAACCCATTGCAGGCCCTCCGAATCGGGCAGGCTTATGGTGGTGCCGTATCGGTTTTTCCAGGTGCCGGAGCTGATTCGCACCGGGCACTCTGAGGGCAGAATTTCAGTAGTAATTTGCATTTGGATAAACGGAAGGAAGGTAAATAAGGAAGCCCGGCCGGTGGCTGCCGGCCGGGCTCCGTTGCTAAGCGGCACTGCTGCCCACTTCGTTGAGGTAGCTAGTGCCCTGCTCCAATTCTTCGCGGAGCTTGGCGGTGTTATAGTCAGGGTTTACACAAATGGCCAGCAGGCGGGCTACCTCCTTTTTGCCCAGGGCCCCGCCGTTGGCGTTGGCTAAAAACCTCAGCTGCGCCTCAACCTCTGCCCGGCTGCCCGGCACCTGCAGCTGCTCATATTCGGCCCCGATAGCGGCCGTTAGCTCCGCGTAGTTTGCCGGCAGGTCGGCCCCGGCCTCTGTGATGGTTTTCACCAGGCGGGTGATGCAGGTTTCTGCCCGTTCGTGCGTAAAGCGGAGGTAATTCAGCAGCGCCGTGCTGCGCGTGGTTTGCGGTATGGCCGGATTTTGCAGCAGGGCCCCGATGAGCTGATGCTGCAGGCCGGTGCTCAGCAGGATGCCGGCGGCCTGCACTCGTGCGTTACGGTCGGCCACCGCGGCAGCTGCCGAGCCCGGGGTTGGCACCCGGCGCGGCGGGGTGGTGCTGGCCACCATCACCGGCGGGGCCGAGGCGGGCACCTCCGGCTGCACCAGTGGCTCAGCCGGTGCCTCAGCCGGGGCCGGGGTGATGCGGGCCGCGGCCCCGGTTGGCGTTGCCACATTTGGAACAGCTGCCGGCGCGGTGCTGTAGTCCATTTCTTCCGCGGGGGTGGCTTCATAGCCCGCGGCGCGAATAATCCAGGCCAGAATATTGCGGTAGGCCTTGCCGATTGCCCGCGTCTGTGCCATGCTCAAAATCGCAAATTCCTGGTTGGATTTCTGCCGCGGCTCCTTGTTTGAACAAATGGCAAAGCCCGCGCCAACCGTCACCCCTTGCTGCAGGCTAAAGAGCGTAACCTGAACCTCATACTTGATTTCTTCGCTAGTAGAGCGGTTTTTTACCTTTTGCACAATTGGCACAATGCCCAACCGGCTGCCGGCGTACTGCCAGCCTTCCACGTTCACAAACTCTTTGCCCTGTACGTTCGTGGTGAGCTTGTTCTCTTTGATGAATTTAGCCAGGTCGTTAGCCAGGCCGAGGGTATCAGCGCCGTAGTTGGTGCCGGGCACTGGTGCAGCCTGAACAGTAGTAAGGCCGGTAGATTTTGGCCGGCCGGGGCCGCGTTTTGTGGTTTTTACTGCAGGAGTCATTATCTTTGTGATGTAGGATTTAAAAAGTAGTTATTTGCACAAATGGCAGCCGGGCAAGGGCTGCCATTTGCCGTTTTAGGCGGCTACGGTTTCGGGCTCATCGGTGGCCAGCATCGGCACATCAAGCGCGGCCAGCTGAGCAGCCGAGCGCACCGCCTCCGGCCAGCGGCCACCGGGGCGCACTACCAGGGCGAAGCGGGGCACCGCGGCGCGGGCCCCGAGCCGGGCGTTGTCGAGGGGCTGCAGCGGGCCGGCCGCGGCCAGTACCGCGGCGTAGGCGCGGGCCTGCCGTTCGGCCAGCTGCTTATCGGTGCAGGTGGCCATGCCGGCGTAACAGCCACCGATAAAGGCGGCGGCGGTGAAAAAAGCGCCGTGCTGTTTGGTGATAACGGTAATTTCTTCCATCGGGCAAGTAGGAAAAAAGGGTTGAAAAAAAGGTTAAAAATACAGGGCCCTAGGCCTTGCCGAGCAGCTGCTGCTCTAATATTTCGGTGCAGAGTGCGGCAAGTGGCCATTTCTTCATTTTTGGCCCCCTTTTGCTATTGGTCGGGTAGGTTAGGCCCCGGTCGAGCTGCAGCTGAGCCAGGGCGCGGCCGGCCGGCCCGCTGATGATGGTGCGAACATCGTAGGGCGTATCATCCTCAGCGGTGGCCAGGTCAGGCGGGGCGGTGTCGGTCATGGTGTCGAGCATATAGTTGGGGATTGTGTAGGTGAAGTGTGGCAAACTTACACACTTTTACACAAACTATCACAAAAAAGATGCAGGCCACGAAAAAGGGGCCGACCGCGCCGGCCGGCCCCTTACTCGCTGCAGCAGCTGGTGCACCTGGTGCTCAGTCGAGCCCTATCCACTGCCATACTACCGTAACGTAGTAGGGCGGCCGGTTTTCGTGGGCCTGGTTGCCGCCGGTGCTGCCCGTCGTTTTGTTATCGTTGCGCTCCTGATAGGGGCGGGCATTGCTGCCTGCGTCGGTGTCCCGCGTTTCGGCGTGATACTTATCTACGTAGGGGTGCGTGTGGGCCGGCATTTGGGCAATGGTGAGCGTTACCGACTCCGCGCCCCCGGTTTTGCCTACCGTGTCGTAGTCCCCGCCCGCGTCGGTTGGGTTATCGGAGTAGGCCACCCGCCAGAGCTTGCGGAGGTCGGCCGTGCCGTTGGCCGCGTTGCCGTTGGCCAGGGCCCACCCGGCCCGCGGGCCATCGGCCAGGCCGCGGCCGGTCGGGTCGATGATATCAGCGGTCGGGGCCGGTGCTACGCTATCCTGCAAATCACCCAGCTGCCGGGTGAGGCTTTCGACCCACTTCGCATAGGTGCGGGTAGCCCCGCGCTGAAAGAGCACCCGCTGAGTGCCGGCGGGGGCCGTGCCATCGGGCTGAGTAACGAGGGTGAGCTCACTCATGCAGGCCTTGCTGCCGCCCGTTTGGTAGGGCCGAAAGTCGGTATCATCGGCCGGGCCGGCCACCACCTCAGCCGGAAACGTTACCCCGTTGGCTCCGAGGTAGCGGCAGATTTGGCCGGCTATCCAAATGTAGCCGGCCGAAATATCACCGGTGGCCGCGCCCGGGGCCCGGCTCACTACGCACCCGCTGAGCACCATCGCGGGCGCTCCCTGCAGCGGGGACTCAATAGCATCGTGTGCCTCCGTTTGAAGGGTCAGAATATCATCGTTCGTAAACGGCCGGCCGCCGGTATCGAGTTGTAAAAGGTTCATTGCAGAAATTAGATGTAAAGCAGTTTGTGTTTGATAAGAGCGAGTTTTAGCTGCCCGATGCGGGCCTGCACCGCGGCCTCAGCGGGCCGGAGGCTGCGCGGCAGCTGCACCGTAAAGCCGACCTGATTCACGTAGCCGGCCCAGTATTCGAAGTAGAGGGGGGGCTCACCCTCAGCCTCAAAAAACACCGGCACCGCCGGCTGCTGCTCAGCCACGAAATTGAGGTAAATCGGCTGCAGGAACGTATCGGCGTTAATTATCCGGATGCGTCGAAAAACCGGGTCAAACTTATCATTAAGGGCTTTTTCGAGCATCAGCGTTTGCCCGTTATAGCTGAGCTCCGTTCGTGTGGCCGCGGCATAGGCCACAAACTGCGCGTAGAGCTCAGCCGCCGGCTGCAGCTGCGCCTGCAGCCAGGCCAGCGTTACCGGCTTTCGGAGCAGGGAGGGCAGCAGCGAATTAATGAGGGCCGGCAGGTTAAACCGGTAGCGGAGGGGTGCGGGCATTACTTGTAAGGCAGATAGGTGAGGGTGTCGGCCAGGGTCGAGCCCGCGGCGTTATCCAAAACGATATAGCCGGCCTCCGTTTCGTAGGTGCGGGTGATAACCTTCGGGGCGGTGGCCCCGGCCCGGGCGCTCACCTGCACCAGCTGCACATCTTTCACCTTGGCCACTGCCTGCAGGGCATCGACTATTTTCGACAAATACAGCGTTCCATCAAAATCAGGATTCAGGTCGGCCGCGGTTTTGGCCGGGTCGGTTGAGGTGCTGCTCAGCTCTGCGAGGTAGGCCTGCACCGCGGCCTCACTGGCCGCCTGCAGCAGGGGCACATCGGCCTGAGCATCGTAGTAAATGGTGCCGACTACTTTCAGTTTATCCGCGGCCCGGCTCACTACCTCTTTCCGCACCCCGGCGAAGCCTATCCGGTCGAAATAGGCCGTTACCTCCGTTCGCTCAGCCAGGCTCAGCGGGGCCAGGGTGCCCGGCTGAGGCCCGTCTTTGGCCACTTTGATAGTGAGCTTGCCGCTGAGGGCATCCTCAACGGCCGCGGCCCGGGTGATGATTTTCGCGCCGGTGCTGCCGGCGGGGTAGTGTATGCCCTCATCATCGGCAATAACGGAATCACCCGCCTGAAAGAGCAGCGCCTGCTGCGCGTACCAGGGCGCGGTGCCCGGCTTAGCCCTAGCCAGGGCTGCATCTACATCGGCTTTGTGCCGGTCGAAAATCGTTTCTAATACGTAGTGCGCCCCGGAAACTACGTAGGCCCACAGCCGATGCAGGGCCGTATCGGAGGGGCTATTTACATCGGCCAGCCGGGCATCAGCGGCCCGGGCCGCGTCGATGGAATCAAAAATTTCGGTTATGGTGCGGGCCATTTTAATAAATCAATTCGAGCGCGTTCAAAAAATTGGGGTTGGCATTGGTAGCGCGGAGGTAGAGCGTGGGGGAAACGCCGGCCGGGTTTATATCCAGGTTGGGGGCGAATTGCGCCCGGCCCGCGGCATCAAAGGCCAGCGGCAGCCAGGCCGAACCGTCGAGGCTGTACTCCGCGGCCGTTAGGTCGGCATCGTAGCACGAAACGCCGGTGATGGTCACGCGCTCCGCGGGCGTGAAATGCCCGTTAACCGGGGCCTGCAGGACACTGCCGGCCGCAAAGGTTCGGATGCCGTCAATCTTAATAAACCCCTTCCCGGCCATCCAATCCGCGGTAAATTCCGCGGTGGCGTTGTTTTTCAGGCTGGTGCTATCAAACAGCACCCCGCCCGGTGCACTTACCTGATTGTAGTCCTGAATAAATTTGGCGCTCCGGTCGGTGCGCGTGGCCGGGTTGTCGAGCAACGCAATTTCGGTATCGGTCAGGCCGGCCGAATAAAAGGCCACACAGTCAAGATAGCCGCGAAAAAATCGGTTTGCGGTGCCCCCTATTTGTATTTCATTGTTCGTGTCAAAATCCACCATTCCGCCGTAATAAGTGAGGTCCGTAATTCGCACCCCGTCAATAAAGAATCGGACGTTGTTCAGGTCCGACGCTTCCGCCACGGTGGACGTGCTGCGCGTGACACACAGCGTATGAAAGCGGCCATCAAGCGGCCACGGCGTATTAGCATAAAGGCCGCCATTGGCCCCGCCGGAGAAAAAGCCGAACTGAGCCCGCAACGGATTAGCAGCCGAGGGGCCCGCGTTGCCTTTGAGGTACATTACCCAGCCGGTGCCGCCTGCGTTGGCCTTATTCACAAAGGCCAGCTCATTCGAGCCGCCATCAAACACCTCATGCCCCAAAAAGCAGAACCGGGCGTAAATGGTAAACGGGCCGCTGCCGAAATTGTAAAAGGGAGAGTTCGGCTGGTGAATAAAAAGCCCGCCCCCAAAGGCAGCTTGCGAAATTTTCAGGGCCCGCTGCCCCGCGGCCAGGTTGGGGTTAATGCCCCGAACGAGTTGGTAAGTGGTCAGGTCGAGCATTAGATGAGGGGCTGAATGAGCAGGGCACCCTCAGCCGAGCTTTTGCCGGGCTTTAGGGTATGGTCGGCGTACACGCTAAACCCGAAATTTGTCACAATGGAGGCCGTGAGGGCATTAATGGCACTGTTCAGGCCCTGACTGCCGCCGAAGCTGCTAAACGGGCCGAAGTTGGTCGCATCGCCGTTTTGGTCTTTGTAGGAGAGCACGTAGGCAACGCTGGCCACGTCGTAGTTATAATCATAAGCCATAAACAGCACCTTGCGCCGGAAATAAAGCGGCAGGCGCGTAGTGGTTTGCGTGACGCTCACCAGCAGCAGCTGATTATTTACGGCCCCTTCTACGGCCGACCTCACCGCGGCCACCGAGGGCACCCCGGCGGCGCTGTTACTGCTCAAATCCTGCTCCGGCGTTAGGCTGCTGCCTACTATCAGTTTGCTGCCATCGGAGCTGAGGGTGCCGCCCTGCACCACCGCCTGCAGGTCGGCCGCGGTTAGCGTCACGTCACCGGTGCGGGTGTTGAACTTGCTCACCCCGGCCGAGGTGCCGCCGTTGCCGGTTACAACGGTGGCCGCGGGGGCATCGGGCGAAGTGAAGCGGAGCCGCCACTGCCCGCCCCCGGCCAGGTCGGCCGCGGCCTGCGCGGCCGTGCGATAGCACTCATAAATCAGCACCTTGCTGGCCGACTGCGCGAAAAACCAGGTATCACCCACCGCGCCGGCATCGTTGGCGGTCGGGGCTACCGACTCCCAACGCATTTTATTGCCCGCGGCCCCGTCGGCTCCATCTTCGCCATGCAGCGAGGTGAGCCAGTCGGCTAGGTTCAGCTGCCCGCCGGCCAGCTGGTAGAGCTCAAAGTTGGTTTTTCCGTTGGTGCCGTTCGTGCCGTTCGTGCCGTTGGTGCCATTGGTGCCGTTTTTGCCGGCTTTGCCATCCTTGCCCTTGAAACTGCCCTTATACTGCCAGCCGCCGGCATCGTAGCCGTGCACATCACCGGTCAGCGTATCAATATAGGCATCACCCGGCAGCCCGATTGCAGCACCAGGTGCACCGGCCCCAAACTCAATTTGGGCCCCGCGCTGCAGGGTTTCCAGGTATTCAACGGCCGCGGCAATTTCGCCGGCTACGGCCTGCAGGTCGAGCGCGGAGGTGTCCTGTAGCCCCGGGCGGTAGTGGGCCACTGAGGCGGCCCGAATGTTATCAGCGTAGATACTCATTTGCAGTTTAATAGAAGTCTGAGCGTTTTACATCGGCCGGCAGGAAGTCATGCAGCAGCTGCAGCACGGGCGGCACCACCGGCGCACCTTTTAGAATCGGGTCGGGCACATTCACCCGGTAGGCCCGGGCGGCGTAGTAGCTGGCCACCTCCGGCGCTGCGAGCTGCGAGGCCTCCGGAATGAGGAGCAGCTGCCCGGGGGTGAGCAGGTCGGTTATGGCCAGGCCGTTCGCGTCGGCCAGGTCGAAAAGGGCGGCCGGGCTGCCCAGCTCCTGCAGGCACACATCGATGAGGCTCTGCCCGGCGCTTACTACTACTTGCCTCATTGTCGATATGCGTCTAAATCAAGTTTGGAATCGGCCGACACCTTCACGGTGGCCACCGTGTACCCGTCACGCTCCAGCTGAATAGTGATGAGCCGCTGCAGCTCTGCCCGCCGGCGCTCATCCATCGGGCCGGCCAGCCAGCGGAGCAGGCCGATGCCGGTGAGCGGGCTCTGCCGCCATTCGCCGGGGTTGGTGAGCAGCAGCAGGGCCTGATGCTGTTCGTCGGCCTCAGCCAGCACAAAATCACCGCCGGCGGTGGCCAGGTCGTAATCGGCCGTAAGTTGAAAATCACCAGCTACCAGGCTCATACTATTCGGCCGGTTTGCGAGGCGGCGCTGCCAGCAGTCTGCACCAGGCCCGCGGTTACAAAATCATAGATTGCCTGCGCCTGCCGTTGGGCGGCAGCCTGCCGGGCCGCGGCCGGGTCGGTTTCGGTGCTGAGGTCGAGCATCAGCTGCTCTAAATCCTGCACCAGCTTAGGGAGTGCGGTAGTGAGGGGCATCGGGGCTATGCAGTAAAAAGGTTAGGCAGGCGGGCAAACAGCTGCTGCACCGCCTGCAGCGAGTTGGGGGCAAGGCCCACCGTGGGCCCCTGGTTGGTGAGCAGCACCAGCTCCCCGATGAGCAGCTGGCCAAAGTCCTGCAGCCAGGTGAGCAGGCTCTCCTGCTCCGTGCTCAAAGTGAAGGTTTCGACCTCCGAAGCGGCCACCACAAAAGCGGTGTTTATATCGTTGCCGATGAGGCCCACCAGCACAACGCTGCCCTCCTTTGGCCACTGAATGAAGCCGGTCGCCTTGCCATCATCGACCGCCCTCAGCCGCACATCGAGCAACTTCGGGGCCGACTCGTCGAGGGGCTGCACATCGATGCAGGCCCCGGCCCGGTCGAGGCTCAGCACGGTGCCGGCAATCACCTGCACCGGCAGCTGCTCTATGATTAGTTGCTGCATCATTTCGCGGAAATTCATCATAGCGCTTTGGGGCCGATAAAGGACTGCCGGCGGCTGCCGCCCACTCCCCAGGTTTTTAAAACTTTGTCGATGCTGTAGGAGCCGGAGCGCTCCGGATAATCGGGGTCGACTATCTGCGCTATGTCGCCGTGCTCCGTCGCCGGCAGCCCGAAACCGGTCAGGCTGCCCCGATACCCGTCGAATCGGAGGCGTTTCGCTTCGCTGGCCACGTAGGCCCTCAGCTGCGCCTCATTCAGCCCGACCGCCGAAATGGTGCGGAGCTGGCCAGTGCCTTGCGGGCTGAATGAGTTCACCACCTGCGAGGCCGGCACCGCCGGGGCCCCTTTCTTGGCTTTTGGCTTGCCCTGCTTTGTGGCCCCGCCCTCATCGACTACAATCTTTTTGCCGCCGGGCAGGTAGCTGATGCCCTGAAAGTGCAGGGCCACATCTTGCGCCCTGGTGTAGGCCAAATCTGCGCTGATGATGTTTTGCCGAAACCCGAACTTGTGCACCACTGGCCGGCCGCGGAGCTGGTAGGGGTCACCCGCTACCAGGCTGCCGCCCCGAAAAAATACGCTGAGGCCAAACTGCTTTTTCAAGCTATCAAACACCTGCGCCCCGGTGGCCTTGTTAATGGTGTATTTGCCGAGCACCAGGCTGCCGAGCTCAATAATGGGAATTGAGCCGAGGCCGTTGGAGTCGAGCACGTACTGCAGCAGCTGGTGCAGGGTGACACTACGCCAGGCGTTGCTGAGCTGCTTCCGTTTGAGCAGCCACATGGCATCCTCACACTCCACCACAAAGGGGGTGCCCGGCTTCACGGCCGACACATAGCCCGAAAATTCGGGCCTCAGCTGGCCATCGTAGCCGTAGCTCACCTGCACCGCGTCGCCTACGCTGATGAGGTCGGGCAGCGCGGCCACCGCGCCGGCGCGGAAGGCCTGCACATTCCGCGGCAGGGTGATGCTGCAGGTATCGGTGAAGCGCTGCCAGCTGCTCTCAATCTTCACCTCATGGCAGAACGTTATCGGCTTTAGGCTGCCTATCTGAATGAGCAGCGAGTTGGCGAGGCTGTACATCAGAGTAGAAGCTCAATAGGTTCATCGGAAACGCATTGCAGCTCTACCGCCTGCAGGTTGGTGTAGCCGGGCAGGGCCTGGTAGGTCGGGTTTTCAATCACCAGGTTTTTGATGCCGAAAACAGTTTGCAAATGGCCCGACACCGGCAGGGCCACCCCGACCGCTATCAAATCGCGGAGGGCCTGCACCAGCTGCAGCGGATAAGCAAACCGGTTTTCGCTGTAGGGGTCGGTAGCGAGTAGGGCCTGAATCGTTACCGCAAAATCACTCTGGCCGATGTACTCCTTTACCGTGCCATTGCGGCCCGCTATCGGGGTTTTTAGAACGATTTGGGGCTGCGCTACCGTAATAATCGGGTCGAGCAATTCCAGGCCGGCCGCGCCCCCGTTGGGGCCGTGGGCATCCCCGAAAATCACTTTGCAGAACAGCGGCAGGCCGAGCAAGCCCAGCCCGGCATCACCGTGCAGCTCCGGCCCGGCCGGCTGCGCCCGGGGCCGGTCGGGGGTGCCCAGCGCCCCGGGCAGGCTGAGGCGCTTCGAGGCCAGGCCGTAGCCGAACGCCTCCAAAGTCAGGGCCTGTATATCGATGCTTCGCATTAGTTGGCTGAGCTGAGGGTGTTCACGTCGTTTAAGCTGCTCATCAGGTTTCGGAGCACTATCTGCCCGATTTGCTCCGCTGATTCGGTCACGTTGGCCGCGGTCACGTTCAAATCTTTGATGAGCGTCCCGATGCTCAGCGTGATGTGCGTAATCTTGCTGCCGCCGGCCGCGCCGGCGGTGCCGGCTTTCTCTTTGAGGCTAGGAGCCAGGCTGGCCGGGGTTTTGCCCCCCTTCATCAGCGCGGCCGGGCCCGACTCGCCGGCACCGCCGGCACTGGTGCCCTTGGCCACGTCGAACAGCGTCGATTTTTTAAAGCCCTTTTGGTAGCCATCACCGAACGCGGCCCCGGCTTTTTCGGCAATGCCCCCGCCATCGGCCAGGGCGTGCAGCGATTCTTTGAGGCCGTTCTTTAGCTTGCCCCAATTCAGGGTAAAAACCCCCTCTATTATATCGCTGAGGCCACCGAACGCCTTCACCGCGGCCTTTACGATTTCGGTAAACACCGTAACGGCCGCCTGCCAGAGGCCGGCAAAGAATTTCTGCAGGCGCGGGCTAGTGGCCACAAAGTGCCCGATTGCCTCAATCAGGTGAGCAAATTTGAGGTAAATAGCCCCTAGGCCGGCCGCGGCTACCTTAATCACCGGGCTGAGGTAATTGATTACCGTAGCCAGGCCATTAAAAACGGTGGTGAGAAAATCGCCCCCGTCCCCGGCAATTCCGAGCTCAGTCCAGATTTGCTCAATGGCATCGATGAGGGGCTGAAAGGCCTCCTGCAGCGGCTTAAACATCTGCACTATTTGGCCCGACTTGCTTTGTGCCCAGGTGAGCAGGGCCGCGCCGGCATCCACAATTTTGCCCAGGCCCGGGGTGAGCGCTTCGCCCAACTTGCCGCCGATGTTTTGCGCGAAACCTACCAGGCTGCTGAGGCGGCCGGCAAAGGTTTTGCTCTGCTTATCCATCAGGCCGGCCCACTTGCCGCCGGCCCCGCCGAGCTCATCAAATGCTTTGTCGAGCATCCCGAACGAAATTTTCCCGTCGGCTCCCATTTTCCGCACTTGGCTGGTAGTCACCCCTAGCTGCTTCGCTAGGGAGTCCATCACCGGAATACCGGAATCTACCAGCTGATTGAGGTCTTCGCCCTGAATGATGCCGCTGAGCTTGTTCTTGCCCCACATCGATATCAGCTCATTGAAGTCCTTCCCGGTGGCGCTGCTGATGTTGCCCAGCTTGGTGAGAATCGGGTTGAGCGATTCGGCATTTTCGCCAAAGGCCAGCAGCTGCCGGCCCGCGCTAATTACTTGGTCGTCTTCGAAGGGGGTAATCTGCGCGAACTTCTGCAGGTCGGCTATTACCGCGTTTCCTTTCTCCGCGGAGCCGGTGAAGGTTTCAAACTGCACCCGCGTCTGCTCCAAATCGGAGCCCATTTTTACGATGCCCTTCACCGCTTCAAACACCCCAAAAGCGGCGAAGGCCTTCCCGGCCATGCCGGCCAGTGAGCTGAGCCCGCCCTCCGCTTTTGAGGTGTTTACTTTAACGTCGTGCGGCTTTTCTACCCGCCGGCCGAATTCGTCAACCTTCGCGGCCAGTGCGGCCAGTTTGGGCCCTAGCAGGTCTTCTAAGGTTAATCTAAAATTGAGCAGGCCCGCCATTACTAAATAACTTTTACAGGGAATTTTTCGGGGTTGCGCCGAATCCAATCAGCTTGCTGAAACTTCGCCCCGAACTCCGTATCGGTCAGTTTATCGGGGTCGATGTGCAGATACCGGCTGATGATGCCAGCCATTTTTTGCAGCTCATCGGCCCCGTCTTTATCACTGACTACCGGAGCCGAGGCTATAGCTTTTTTGAGCTGGCAGCCAGTAGCTCAATGGTGCCGGCGGCCTCCATGGCTGCCGCTATCACCAGGGCATCATCTTGCTGCTCACTGCCCGGGTTACACCGGGGGTCACCACCCAAAAAGCAGTTATTTAGAATCCATTCGCCGGCTTCCAATAGCTTTTTATTCATGGTGCAGGTCAGTGCGTAAGCAATAACATTGCGGTCGGGGTTGTGAATAAAGCAGCGCACCACCTCCCCGGCCGCGCCGGAAATGGTGATTTCGGTCACGGTCTTATGCTGCCGTTTCCAGAGCTCAATCTGCGGCGCGTAGGGGTCGGGGGCGGGCTGCTCACCCGGGGCTGCAGCGGCAGCACCTGGTGCACCAGGTGCGCCGGCCGGCGCGTAGGCAGCAACGGGTGCCGGGGCACCGGTGGCCGCGGGCGTGGTGCCCGCGGCGGTTGGGGTTAGTTCCATACGATATCAGCTACAATCAGCTCAAGCTCTACCTCAATCGAGGTATCGCCCGCCTTTATTTGGCGTTTGTTGTTGGTGAATTCACAGCCGCGGATTTTGTGGGTAATGAGGCGGTTTGACTCATTGCGGTAGGCCACCACAATCGTAAAGGGGCCGATGTCCTGCAGGCGCTGGCCGGGTTTCAGGGCTCCCTGAATCCGCTCCAATTCCTTCATTTCAAGGGTAATTGAGGCCTTCGCCTCATATTTACCGTAGCCGCGGGAAGCGGCGAAGATGCCCGCGCCCGGGTTGTTGACCTTTTCTTGCGTGTCCTCATACATCACGGCTACAATGCCGATGAGGCTCAGGCCGAGCATCTGAACTTTGATGCTGGCCCAATCGTAGGCCCGGCCGTTTAATAGCGGTTGCTCAACCATCGTTAAATTTTGGTTACGAGGCCAATAGTGGCCTCAATTGCGCGTGAAACCCCTACCGGAACCCCGGAAAAACCGACCTTTAGCGGGGTGTTGCCGGTGCTGCTGCTCAGCACCTGAGCCGGGTCGATGTACACTTCTAAGGCGCTGAGCTCATTCGTGCGGCCCATGTTGACGGTGAGCGCGTTCGCGCCCTTTTCCTCCAATTCGCCCAGCACCTGCGGCTGCAGGGTGCCATCGGCCTGCAGCAGCAGGGGGCCTTTGAGCTGCGGCAGCAGGGCCTGCCGAACGAGGCGGGCCATCTTATTGATGGTTCGCACGTTCTCAATTTGGCAGTAGTCCGAATCTTTGCCGATACAGGTCGGGGAGTCGGCAAAAAAGAACCCATCAGCGCCCGGGTGCTGAATCACTACGATGTAGCCCTTATCATTCAGCGCGGCCAAATCACCGGGCAGCAGGTCGGCATTAGCCACGCCGTTGCTGATGCCGGCATTTTCAAAGCTGCCATCACCGCGGAGCTGGCAGCCCTCAATCCAGCCGATGCAGATGTGCACCTGCACGGCCGAAACCATGCCCAGCAGCGCCCCAATAGCGGGCTCATCGGGCTGCAGCAGGTTATCGGTGCCCACCACAACGCCCACCGAGGGGGCTAGTTTGGTGGTGAGGTCGGGCAGGGTGGTGAGGTCGACCGGCAGGCCGTGGCCGGCCAGCAGGCAGAGGATAGGGCGGTGCTGCTCAAATTCCTCATCGGCCAGGGCCTGCGCTTTGGCAATGGCCGGCACCACGTCGGCCACAAAGCCGGCGGTAGCACCACCGGCGGCGGGGCTGAGGTAGAAACCGATTTGCTTCACCCGGCCATTAGCGCCCTGCAGCAACTTTTTGCCGTAGGCTTTGGTGCGGTCGGCCATGTCGGCCAGGCTTACCGCGTCGCTCACCATCAGCAGCAGCACCGCGCCCGGGCTGAGGCGGTAGAACTCGCTGAGCTGGTAGTGCAGGGCCGCGTAGGCCACTGAGGCCGCGGTGATGCCCAGCGCCTCAGCGGCTACCAGGCTCCGGAGCTCATACGCCCGATTTTGGTCGAGCTTGCCGGCAATGGCCGGGCCGGTGGTGATGAGGGCCGAAACGCCGTCATCGGTGGGCTGTTGCCGGCCGAGCCCGCCCTGCCGTTTTTTTAGTAAAATGTCGGGAAGTGCCATTTT